CGATCGGCTTCGTGTTGACGAGCAAGCGCGTATGCATCGTCCGTGTCGACGAGCTCCGTGAACAGGGCGCCGATCGTGCCTGGAAGACGTACGCGAACCGCGTCGGCGATGCGAAGGCTCGGCGCGAAGCGGCATCGAAGCTCAAGGGTCGCTGATGCACTCGCTGTACAGCGCATTCATCGTCGACCCACGCGAGCACAACGGCGTGTGCGAATGGGACCTGTTCAACTACCAGCGCTCGCAGGAAGTTACGCGCTCAACCACGCTCGCCGAGCTGCATCACACGAACGTTCCGCGGAGCGGCTACAACGGCCTGCCGATGGGGTGGCGGCACGTCGTCGGAAGTTGGCGTGCCAACACGAACATTCGTTTTGCCGAGGCCGTGCTTCGATGGGCGAGCGAAACCTCAGCGACGTTTCGCTACAACGCAAGCGTCATCGAGCAGGTGCCGCTGATCGATTTGATGATGTCGCCACAGCCCGTCGAGAGAGCTACGATCGGCCGCGCTTTCTGGATGGAAGAAAACCTCGCGTACGAGGTCATCATCCAGACCAACCACAAGGCGCTCGAGAAGCTCGAGGCGTGGCTTGTCACCAACGAAAGCGATCCACGGCTGATCTGTTGGATCCACTTCGACGGTGAGCTCACGAGACCGGCAAACTGGTGACGAAAATCTACTGCATCGTCGGAGCGCTTGGTACGGATGACGTCTTCATGCACGGGAAGACGTGGTGGCCCGTCGTGTTCTGTGTGGCGCCCGCCGACGCGGATCGCATGCTCGCGGCGCTCAACACCGAGCGTGACGCGCTGCTCGAGAAACTCAAGCCTTCCATACTCAACGTCAGCGCCCAGAGCGCGACGGTTCGTCGGCTGTATCACGCACGACGAACTACGACCAATCGTCGTGAGCTGGCTCGTGCGCAGGAAAAATGGAAGGAAGCGATCGAGCTGATCGACAAAGCCGTCACTGCAGCAACGACGACGATGGTCGACCCGTTTTTCCCGGTCGATTGGCACGACGCTAAGGCGGTCGTCTACCAAACGATCGAGTTTCCCGATGATCCGCGCGAGATCGATCGCGCTACGACGCTGCTCATGCGAGCACGCATCTTTGGTGGCGCCCGTAATCAAGAAGCACCCGATTGGGCCACGTGGTCTCAATTGCCTGTAGCCCTCGCCCGTACACACGGCCTCCGCAACGATCTACGCGATGAGATCAATACCGAGCCGCACCACAACGAAAACTACGACGCGCCCGACGACTAGCGCCGACGCCCGCGAAGGCCGCTGATCGTCGCTTTCTTGCGCAGGCGATTCGCGACACGGTCGTTGCCCTCGCGAGCGGCGTCACGTGCGACGAGCTCCTCGGGCTTGAGCGTGCAGCCTGCCTTGGCTTGTGCATCCCAGATCTTGCGCTCGGCGCGCTCGGCCTCGCTGCGGTAGTGCTCCTTGATACGTGCGTTCGGTGCTGGCTCCTCGTTGAAGCGCCTGCGGTAGATCGCGGCGTTCTCATCGGTGATTGGCGTCGACAAACGTCCTTCGCGATAGCCGCGTAGGTTGAACAGGAAATTCGAGAGTAGCTTGTTGATGCGTCGACGGTCGTCACGCTTGATGCGCTCGGGAAAGTCGAACAGGTAGCCGATGCGTTGGGTTGCCTTCGACAGCTGGACGTAAGACATCTGCCGAAATCGATCCGTGTTGATTTTGCAGAGCGCAACCTTGGCCAGCGTCGAGACCTTACGACCCGTTGAACGCACGGTTAGCTCTTCTTGTCTTCGCGGATGAGCTTGAGCGTCCTGAAGATCGTAATCATCGCCGACGTCGCGACGGCCACGGTCGACACGATCGTCAGCGCGAACACGCGGTCGTTGTGGGCCTGGAGAGCTCGCACGACGTCGTCGGCGGTCGCCGGCGCCGAAGCGACGACGTCGCCCTCACGAAGCCCCGACAAACTCGTGGGCGGCGAGTAGATGCCTTGCCAGCGAACGCCGTCCGGCGGGATCCAGTCGGGCGTGTAGTAGCCCTGCGCCGTCGCGACCCACCCCGAGTACGTTGGTGTGTAGCCGTAGCTCGTTGCGATCTCGGCGTCGGTCGGCATCGCGCCGAGGCCGCGCAGCTGGCGCTTGAGCCGCATCTTCTGGAACCACGAGAGCTTCGGCACGCCAAGCGGCGTGTCGTAGTAGAGGCCCGCTTCGCCCCGTGTGTTGTACTGCGGATCGAACGGCGTCAGCTGGTTGTGGCGGTTGGCACGCGTCTGCGTGATGCCAGTCGGCCAGCCGCCGGGGATATGACCGTAGGGTGCGAGGACGATACCGAGCGCCATGGGCTCAAGGCTATCACGAAGCCGGAACTACCTCAGCTTGCTTGCGATCACGCCCGCGATCGTCGCCAGCGCCAGCGCCGTTCCGCCGACGATCCCCATCAGATCCCAGCGGATCACGGCCCGCGTGTCGATGTCGCGAAGGCCGCGAAGACTTCTTCCCTTGAGCTCGACGATGCCGGTTGCGTAGGGATCCCATCGAACGTGTCCTAGCCCGATCTGCATCGTCGTCGTGCCGGGCGCGACGCCGACGCTGTTTGCGAATCGCATGCCCCGAGCTTACCGCGCGAAGCGTACGTGGTGGAAGTTGCAACGTGCGACGAGCTTCCCGTCGCGCCATTTGCAGCTGCGGCACATGTGAAAGCTGTCGGAGCAGAACGTCGCGCGATCGGTCGGGTCTTGGCTGTACGCCTCGCCGCAGGTCAAGCAGCGTTCGTCATCACCTTCGTAGCGCTTAGCGACGGCCATTCGCCTTGTCGTGGTAGGCGAGCACGACGTGCGTGAAGACGCGCCAGAACATCAGGCGGCTCATCACGCCGCCTTGGCTCGACGGCGCCCGATCTTGTAGCCGACGTGGCCGATCCCGAAGAGCACGCCGGCGACGATCGCGATCGTCGCGATCTTGTGTTGCTTCGTGAAGATGTAGATGTCGAGCGGTAGGAGGAAGTTCTGCAGGCCGATCCCGACGGTGGGCGGACCCGGAGTCGTCGCGGGCTCGTTGGCCTCGGCGGCGACTTCGATCTCGTGCAGCGTCTTGAGCCGATCGATGAACGGTCCGAGCGCGGGATCCGCGGCGACCTGCAGGATGCTGGTCGCGACGTCACCGGCGTTCGCGCCGAGCTGATTACGCCAACGCATGGTTCACGCTGCTTTCTTGGCGTCGGGCGAGAGGAACTTCTTGTAGACGACGATCCCGACGACGGCCAGGAAGAGCATCCCCGGAGGCCGCGTGTACCAGCCCGGCGCGAAGAAGTTGGAGAGGAAATCCGTCGGCGAGAACGGCATCATCGCTGGCGGCGCCGTGCGGTACTTGACCGCGGCCGTGTTCGCCGCAACGGTGAGCTGCGCGGCGTACGTCTCGACAGCTTTCTTCGCGATCGACGTCATGCCACCAGCGGCGAGCGCGGCCTGCATTGGTAGGTAGACCGAGCTCGGCAGGCTCTCCGAGAGCAGCCCCATGCCGGCGATGAGCGCCGTCATCGTCGCGTCGTCGACCACGCCGGTCATGTAGCCGGGGTTGATCGCCGGACGCTGCGTCGCGATCGCCAGGTTGGCGAGCGCGCGCTGCAGGTTCTGAACATCCGCGGTGCTGCCGAGACCCGACAAGGGGCCGGCGAGCGGTGAGCCGTAGCTTGGGATCATCGACAGCATCGACGAAATCCTACCATCACTTGCGGGCTAGGAGGTACGCGATCCCGGCAACGCCACCCACGATGATGTACCACGGCAAGGTGTTAGCCGGCGGTGGGCCGATGTCTGATCCAGGCGGCGGCAACGGAGGCGGTTGCGTGTACTCGGCGTTCCAGCCAGCGCACCACTGACTCATGACGAAGTTGTTGAGCACCACTGCGCCCTGCGCCGTCGCGTTCGGCGTCGTGCATTTGCAGTTGGCTTGCCCCTTGATGCACGTGGCCTTGGTCTTGGGGTTGGCGCACTTCTCGGCGAGCATCGTTGCAGTCTGCGACTTTACGACTGGCGCCAGCGCGCAGAGCCCCGTCGCCATCGAGCGAAGCACGCCGCTGATCGCGACGGCCGCGCGCTCGTACCAAGCCGGATCTTGGTGCTTCAACGACATCGAGAAATTGCCGTCGGGGTGCTGGTCGATCTTGATGTAGACGTCGAAGCATCCGCCGCTCAGATCTTCGGTGGGATCAACGCCGAGCGTCTGAACCGTGCCGTTCTCGCGGAAGACACCCATCAGCGCGGACGGCATGCCGCCGCAGTTGCAGTAGACCGACGTTGCCCACGACGGGCACCACGTCTTGATGGCCTTCGTGCCGGTCGCCATGCCGTACGACAAGAAGTATCCGCCGCGCTTGAGCCAGGCCCTTGCACCACCGCTGCCGTGCATCTCCGCATCCGTCGGCGCGATCGGGTTGAGCGAGAAGTTAACGAGCGACACGCGAGCATCCGGCAACCACTGCAGCGCTTGGGTAACCGACGGGTCAATCGTGTTGAACGTCTGCGAGAACATCTGCGAGGTGAGCTTGCTCGTGAACGCGTTGTAGAGCGCTTCTTGTCCGGCGCTCACGATGAACCACTCGGCCCAAAAACGTTGTTCGACATCCGGGCTGTACGTCTTCGCGAAGCTCTTGACCGTCGAGAGCTCGGCGATGTGGAACGGCACGAACGCAACCTCGAACGTGCCCGGCGGCAACGCTCGTTGAAAGTTGCCGCTGTAGCAGTAGGGGCGGCACATGAGGCATTTCGGCTTCTGCATCGAGCCGGCAGGACACGGCGGAAGCGTATTCGCCAGCGTCGCAGCGTCGATCCAATCTCGATCGTTCGCGTACGTCGCGTACGCGAGATGCTTGGCCTTCACCTGATCCCAGGTGTTGGTGCCCCACGTCGGCGGCTGGTAGATGCTTCCACTGCCGCTCGGCTGCGCCTTGATCGCGTTTGCCGACTGCACGAGCGCGGCCGGAAGGGCCCCAAGACCACGGTGGAAGAGCATGGATTCACCGTACCACGGGCCCGTGATAGCCTTGGGAACGATGGCGAAGCCGAACGGTCTTGCTCTTATCGCCGGGCTCTCCGGGCTCGGGATGATCCTGCTCGGCGGGATCGCCTACTACCGTCAGCGCAAGTACGGCGGCGTCATGGGCTTCGGCCACGCCGCCAACGAGGCTCCGATCATCAACAGCTACAGCGACGGCAACATGCGGACGATCCTCCGTGGCGCGCCGAACATGCCGATCGAGCAGCGGCTCGCCGAGATCCAGAAGAAGGTTCGATCGAGCGTTCAGGATCCCGAGATGCGCAAGATCGCTTTGCAGGTGACGTCGCGCTGCCCGGAGCGCGATGGTCTATGCGAGGCGCAGGCGATTTACAACTACGTGAAGCGGAAAGTTCGCTACACCGGCGATGTCGCTCCGATCATCTGGGAAGACGGCAACGTCGAGGGCATCGATCTGTACCAGAGCGCTCGTCGGACGCTCGAATTCGGCGGCGGGGACTGTGACGATCAGGCCATCCTCAACTCGACTTTGCTGAGCCTCAACGGCATCACGCCGATCCTTCGCGTCGTCAGGCAGAAGGGCGACAACGACTGGTCGCACATCTACGCCGGCGGATTGCTGCCCAAGGGCACCGGCAACAGGTTCATCGCGCTCGACACGACGCTACCCGGAATCGATCGGTTCGGTATCGAGCTGCCCGTCGCGAAGATCAAAGATTTTCCAGCGTAGGGTTCTTGAGCTCGAAGACTAGGCGCACGAGTACGTCACCGTGGCACGCGTGGGGTTTGCACCAGCACCCGAGTATCTTGCCGTCGAGCTCGACGAGCGCAGCCACGAGCTCGGGCTGCGCTCGAATCCACGATTCGTAGCGCGAGATCGCCTCGGTTCGCGTTGCGCAGCGCCATCTAGCCAGCGTATCGGGCATGTGCGAGAACGGGTTGCCCCACTTCGAAGGTCGCCCGATGTATACGTCGAACGGCGCGCGACTGCAGTGAACGACTAAAGCCACCAACCAAGCTTACTGCAACGTCCTGACAGCCGATGGTATGCTACCCGCATGGCCAAGGTTCGGCGGTTCAGTGGCGATCTCAAGATGGAGCTTTCGTTCAACGATCGCTCGAGTAAGTACCGCGTGCGAATCTGTCCGATGGTCAAAGGCGAACCGTGCGAGACGGTTTACGTGAAGCCTCCAGCCGCAGGGGCTCGAGGCTCGCGCGGGGTTGCGATGGCCGTGGACTCGCCACGCGCCTACGATCATGCCGCACGTGCGGCGATCTCATTCTCGCGCAACAGCATCCAAGAACACGCCGCGGGCGACGCTCGTGGCTGGACGATCACCAAGCCTCGGAGGAATCAGTAACCATGATGCTCGCTCGCCAAGGTCTCGGAATGATCCCCGCGTGGCAGTTCTCGCAGGATCCCGCGGTCAATCCGAACATCAATCCGAACATCGTCTTCCCCGACGGTTGGACGCAATCCACCGTCCAGCCGCAGGGGGCGTTCTACGCACCGCCGACGCCGAACCTCGGTGGGTTCGGGCGTTCGATTTTCACCGAGAACTTTCGCGTGCGTCGCGCCTACGAACCGATCAATCCGTGCTGCGGCAACTGTTCGTGCGGCGGCGGCGATCCATGCTGCGGGCAGAACCGAAGCCTGCATGGATGGGTTGACGACATCACGAGCCCGTTGACCGACGTCGCGTGCCAAGCGTCCTTCATCTGCCGCAACAAATGGTGGTTCCTCGCCGGCGGTGCGGGACTCGTCGCGCTCGCGGCGTTCGGTGGCGCGGGGATGCTCAAGCGATAGATGTTCGGCGACAGCAACATCGAGATCGCAGCGCAGGCCATCGCAGCGGCCGTGCGCACCGGCGATCACGAGCGCGCTTTCTCGTTGCTCGGGCAGTTCGTCGGCGACGATCAGAAGCAAGTCGCGGCGCGTGCTGTCGAGCTCGGCGCTGATCAGCCGACGATCGAACAGATGCTCGTTGTCTTCGGCTCGGGCGAGACGATCGTGATCACCGCGAAGCCTCCGAGCTCGTCGATCATCGGCCTACGCTGGTCGCTCGTGTTCGTGGGTGTGGCTGGCTTGTTGCTCGGTGCGATCGTTCGAGCTCGCCTCGTACGATAGATCCTTGGTTTGCGCGGCTTCGCAGAGCATGGCAGAGCATCGCCGGACACGGCGGTGCATCACAGCGCGAAGCGCGACATGACGGTGCGCAGCAGCACACAGCGTTGCAACGCGTCGCATAGCGAGGCTTCGCTGGGAACTACTTCTCGAGCGCGGCGCGCTCTGCGGACAGATCACGATTCAGTGCGGCGTCCTGCGTGAACTTGTCGGGGTAGCGCGTCTTGAGCTTGTCGATGTTGCGTGCGAGCGCGTCTTCGAACCCTCGACGAATCGCGCCGCACGCCAGCGCCGAATACCAGCTGTGATCGCCGACTTCCTCGAAGACGTTGAGCTCGTCGAGCGCCTTGCCGTAGATGATGTGCTTCTTGAGCGCGTCGGCGATCTCTCCGGCTTCGGAGGCGAGGCCGAGCTGTGCGTGGATCAGCCGCGCGATCATGAAGTTGTGCTCGGGGCTTCTGCCCTCGAGCCTCACGAAATCGGGCGTGTACTCGGTGCGATTCGCGAGCGCTTGGTATTCGTCTGGCGTCATGAAGATTGATCGTACGTCGACGATCTGACAGCTAGTCTTCGTCTTCGACGGCATCGAGAGCTCGCGTGAGCGCCACCAACGCCGAGCGCGAGATCAGAACGGGATCCGTCGACACGGCGCGCGCGTTCGGTGCGACGACTTCGATCGTCGTGAATCTGTGATCGCATTCGTCGCACTCCATGCGGCGACGGGCGTAGCGCTTCTCCTTGTGGTTGCGCGTCTCGCGAACGCGCGTGCTCTCGGAGTTGCACTTGGGGCAGGCGATCATGATGAGGCTCTAGCTTACGTCGACGACCTGACAGCTAGTTAGCCGTCGCAGCGTTGCCCTCGCCGATCTTCGGGATCAGGTTCGTGATCACGGCATCGGCATCGGCGTTCGAGGCCTGAACGTGATCGTTGATCGCGTGTAGCAACCGCGCGAACGGGTCGTTCAGGTGCAGCACGACCGCGTTGTCGGGGTTCTTGCCGACGATCGCCGACGAATACGCCGCGCCGATGCCGGCGACGTTGCGGGCGAGCTCGAGGGCCTTGTCGAGATCCGGCGCATCGTCGAAGAGCTGATGCAGGTCTCGGTAGATCGCCCGCGTCTTGGCAAGCCAAGTACGTGCGGGCGCTTTCTTGGTCGGCTTCGTTTTGGTTTTCTTGCGAGCCACGATCGAAGCTTACTCCAACGACCTGACAGCGTTCGCTAGCGCTGGCGACGCGCCAAGCTCGCGAGAACATCGCGCGGCACGAAGCGCAAGATGCGCCCCGGGCCCCAACGCATGCACGGAATCTCGCCGGCTTTCTCCATTCGACGAACCGTCGGAACGGAGACGCCCAAGATCTTCGCCATCGTGTTGACGTCGACTGGTGTCTCGCTGAGGCCTCCGGGATGCGTCTCGGCGAGCAACACGCGTAGCGGCTCTTGACCGACGTGTTGAATGAACGCGAGCAACCCCGGCGTCGCCTTGTACCAGTCGTCATGCAGGTGGGATCCGTCGGCGTAGGCTTTGACGATCTCCTCGGCGTGGAGCTCGGGCTCCGCTGTCTCGACCAAGCCGATCAACATGACTTCGAATGCGTTGTCGATGCTGAGCGCGTTGAGCCGTGCCTGAAGGCTCGAGCCCTTGATCGCTTCGATCAAGATCGGCCCGGCGCCGCTGCACGGCGAGCTCGCTTGCATGAACATCACCCATGATCGCTCGCGTGCGTGCGAGGCCATCGCGGAAGCGGTTTGGGGCGAAAGGATCAGCAACGTCGTGATCAGGCTTGTTCAAACGAGGCGCCCCCGACTCGTCTGATCGTTGGATCTTAGATATCACGCCCTGATCAGGGCTACTAAACGACGTAGCTAACCAGTTAGAATACTTGAACAAATAGCCACTTACGACTACGGTGATCGCATGACCACAGTCGTTCGGCACGGCGGCGAAGCGCACAACATGCGGCCCGATCGCGTGATGCGTACGTCGGTGATCGCACCGTTCGTCGGCTACAACCCCGGCGTCGACGTGATGAACGTCGCCGCTTCGTTCACGATGCCTCCGGCGGGCCTCGCCGGCTACGGCTTCGGCGACGGCCTCGGCCCGTTCCAGAAGCTGCGTCTTCGCATGAAGTCGTGGTGGAACCAGAAGCGCGCGCAGGCGTTCATGAACACGCACGGCGTCTCCGGGTTCCACGGCTACGGTGGCCTCGGGACACCGAGCCCCGGCCCCGCGCCGACGATGATCAGCACCGTCGCGCCGCAGATGCAGTCGCAGATGGCGATGCTCTTCGCACTGACGCAGTCGAACGATCCGCGCTCGATGCAGGGCGCCGTTGCCGACGGTGCGTGGGCGCTGTCGATGCGTCGGCCCTACGCCTACTACTACGCCGGCTGAAATCCAGATGGCGAAGATCATGTCCCTCGGCGGTGCAGGCTTGTCGGAATCGTCCGGCGAGCGCTGTCGCTGCGTTCGCAACCCGCGCACCAAGCGCGGCGCGAAGCTCTGTTTCGTCGGCAAGTCGTCGCGTAACCGCAGCGGCTGGCAGTTCGTCAAGGGCGGCTGTCAGCCCAAGAAGTAGTTCTCGCTTTCAACACACACGGAGAAGACATGGCGAAGATGCTCGGTTCGGTCGACCTTCTCGGCCTCAACAATTTCGGCAACCCCGTCGGGCTCTCGCCGATCTGGGGCGCCGCGATCGGTGGCACCGTCGCCGGCGGCACCGCGATCCTTCTGCGGCACACCGCGACGGCCGGAGCGAAGCACCCGGAGGCCTACGGGCTTCTCGCGGGCCTCGCGGCGTCAGGCGCGATGTACGCCATGAAGTCGACGCGCCACGCGGCGATCGGCTCGGCGCTCGGTGCGTTCCTCGCCAGCGGCCTCGCGCTCCTCGAGCGCACGCTGTTCGCGACGGCGACCGTGAGCGCGCAGAACCCCGCCGCGGCATCGCAGACCGTCGCCGGCATGGGCATCCCGATGATCAATCCGCTCAACGGGCTCGGGATCCCGCAGGCACGCGCGCTCAACGGGCTCGGCCTGCCGATGATCTCGCCGACGCCACACGCGCAGGGCACGATCCCCGGCGTCGCGGGCAATCAGCTCGCCGGCGCGGGATCGAGCATGCCGCCCGTCTCGCTGATGGGCCCGATGTCTCCGCAGGCCGCGCACCTTCGTGGTGTCGGTGGTCCCGCGGTGCACGGCCTCAGCGCCGCGTACGGCGCGACGCTGATGGGCGGCGGGCGGTAATTCTTGGCGCGGCGTCGACATAAGCGGCGTGGGCTAGGGGGTCGATGGACTGCCCGAAAGGCCCACCGCTTCAACGCGACGAGCGCGACGTGGAACGCCAATACGGCCTGTGACTCGGCTCTTTGGAGCCTGACATGCCGCGATGGACGCCGCGCCGTGCAAAAACGCTGCGCGATGCCTGGAGTCGATCCCAAGCTTGCGATCTTCGCAATCAAGAAGCTCGCTGAGAATGACGCTCAATGTCGAAGGCAGAAGCGTCGCTAGTTTTCTCGCGGTCGTGATGGGGCCCGACCCCTAACGAACGCATCGTGTGCCGACCACGTTTCCGTCGGTGACTCAGCAAGGAGAAGTGACATGGCCGGCACTGTAGGCGTAGCCCCCGGAACGACGACGATCACTCTGCCCAATGGGCAGACGGTCTCGATCGAAGACTGGATCGACGACAAGCTGTACTCGACGGTGCAGCTGACCAACGGACAAACGACGCCCGTCGAGGCGTTCGTTGCAGGCCGCTCGCAGCCGATCAGCGGTGGTACCCGCTCGGCGACGCGCGTGGATACCAACGTGCCGCGCTCCGGCGACACCGGTCTTCCGATGTCGTGGGAGATGTACATCTACGGCATCGGCCTGAAGATGGTCCGCGTGATGCGCGCCCCGACGGCGGCATCGACGGCGCCGACCCTCGCCGACACCGGCGGTGCGCTGTCGGATCCCCCGCAGCTGCGTACCCTGTTCAACGTCGATCGCGTGACGTACCTCGAGTTCGTGTACAACGACAAGAAGTACACGTTCGGCGTGATGCAGGACTACCCGCAGGGCCACGGCTACTCGGTGTTCTCGACGAACCCGACGTTCGAGGTCGCGCAGAACGGCATCCCGTCGCCGCGCGATCGCAACGCGCTCGTGCTGCCGATCTGGCTGCGTGAGAACCTGGCCTACAAGCTGTCGTTCTCGCCCGAAGCCGCGCTCGTGATCTCGCAGCCGGCGTCCGACGGCTCGACCGCGCTCACGTTCGCCGACGTCAAGACGTACCTGTACGGCTTGATTCGTCGCAACGTGGTCTGATCGAGCTCTTCGTCTCGTTGTTGAGATCTTCGACGAGACGAAGCCTTGGTTTGCTGGGCGCTGCACCGCGTTGCGAGGCAACACAAGGCGTTGCCGAGAATCAGTTGTGCGCGCGTTCCTGTGACGCGAGCACGACGCGCGCCCAGAACGCGAGGCCGACCGTGTGCGGCACCGCGAGCGGCGTGCAGCCCATCGTTCGGCCGATGAAGCCGATGACGGTCTGCCACGTCGTCGGCTCCGGCTCGTCGGCCGACTCGCGAATCTTGATGAACAGGCCCACGACCTGATCGATCGGCGCCGGTGACATGAACGTCACGAGCTCCTGATCGACTTGGGCGCGCTTGAACGTCTCGACCCACCCCGACGGGCCTTTGACGAGAAGCACCTTGGGCGTGACCTTGGGGCAGTAATATTCGATCTGCGGCGGTACCGACGCTGCCGTTGCCATTTGGTTGATCTCCGTCGTTTGCGTTATGCTTCCCGTCGACGCGCAAAGAATTAAACCGCGCGCCGAGGAGCTACTCATGGGTCGTCTTCCAGCTACGTGGGCGAACAGGCTGATCACCGAGCGCGAGCCGTACGAGCTCTATGGTGAGCTGTTCCTCGCCGCATCGACGCCGGGCTTTCAGTTCCCGGACACGACGTTCTCGAACAACGTGAACAAGCCGTTCGAGATCCATCGGATGATCCCGCGCGTCTACGGCGCCGACTCGAGCAACGTGATCGTATTCGACTCTGGTGTGAACATGCCGACGGAGTCGCTGATGGCCGCGTTGGTCAAGCTGAAGATCACCGACATCGGCCTCGACTACGTCATGACCAAGAACCCGACGCGCATCGACGTGATGGTCAAGGGTTCGAGCGAGCGGACGTGGGAATTCGCGGATCCGCACTACCTCGTTACCTCGAACCAGATCCAAGTGGTCTGCGACGTGGACGCGTTCCCGGCGGGCTTCACCGATCTCGAGATCGCCAAGCTGCTCATCGCGATCACGTTCCAAGGGTTCTTGCTCACGGTGGCGCCACCGGGTGAAAACCGGTAAGCAGGATTCTACTTCTACGAGCTGACAAGCCATGAAGGAATCCCGCCTCGACAGCTTCGCCGTACCGTCGGTAACGACCACCGATGATGTTGGAAAGCCGGCACTTGTCGTCCAAGCGACGAAGACGCCGCTGCGCGTGGTTGTACGTAACATCAGCCTCGGTTCGACCGTGCTGCTCGCCCACGACGGCTCGGCTCTGCAGTCAGCGCCGGCGTTCGCTGGCGTCTACAACCTTCCGGCGGGGCAGAGCGACATCTTCGTCGTCATGCCCGGACAGAAGTTGTTCGCCGCGACGCCAGGCGCCAACGGGCAGATCTCCGTCGCGATCTCCGAAGCGATACCGGTCGACACGCGCTCCTGATCGCTTCGCTGTCAGATCGTCGACGTAGTGTCTCCGATGTGATTCGACGCTGTATCGCAGCGTCCAACCCATCGCGTCGGAGATTCTATGGCAGGCAACAAAGTCAAGATCGCATGCAGCATCCAGGGGGAAACCCCGTTGCTGTGCAACCGCTTCACCGAGGCCAACGCGGCCAAGGTCAGCGCCGGTTCGAGCTCGGCCATCACCACGGGCGGTAAGGGCACCCCACGCGAACAGGCCGAGCCCAAGCTCTACCTGACGCCGACGGGCGATCCCATGATCCCGGGGCCGAACGTCTTCGCGGGCATCGTCGCCGCCGGAACGTTCCACAAGGCGGGGCGCAAGCAGATCACGACGGGCAAGTCGTCGCTCGTTCCCGCGGGTATCTCGATCGACGAGATCGAGTGCGAGATCGAAAATCCCGACGGTGGGCCCGTCAGGTGGGAAGTCGATTCGCGCTCGGTCGTGAACCCGTCGACGTCGGGCCGCATGATGTGCCATCGCCCGCGCTTCGATACGTGGCGGATCAGCTTCACGCTCACCGTCGACGAGTCGATGTTCGACGAGAAGATCGTCCGGCTGCTCGTCGACGATCTCGGCTCGAAGATCGGTCTCGGTGACTTCCGTCCGGCGCGCAAGGGGCCGTTCGGGCGCTTCGTGGTGGTCCACTGGGAGAAGAAGACGCTGACCGCGACGGAGCCGAAGGACGTCAAGCTTGGCGCGAAGAAAGCCGCCTAGGTTTCTTAGCTCTGCGCCGCGGTGCCCCGCAGTGCCGTGCGGCGCTATGCGTCGCCACGCAAAGTACGGCTTTGTGCCGCAAGCCAAGGTTTTCGTTTATGCTTGACGTATGGCCGACGACGACGCTGCTCTAGCGAAAAGCATCACCGACAACATCGAGGCGATGTACCAGGCGCTGCGATCAGCCGCGTCGAACATCGCGGGGCTGCTCTCCGTCGGTGTCGCGACCTGCGATGAAGTGCGCGCCTACAACCTGTGGGCGCTCGCTTGCTACAACACGCAGCGCGGGATGCTCGCGTCGGCACGCGCGGCGGGGCAGAACGACCTGCCCGAGCTCCCCCAGACGCCAACGCTGTTCACGTGGCGCGGCGTCGACGGAGCCGCGGCGCTCAACATCGACTGCGCCGGCGAAGAGCAGAGCCTATCCGGCGTGATGGGTCGCGCGCTGAAAGGCCCGACGCCGAAAAGCGTGTATTTGTCGACGAAGGACATCGCGATCAACACGACGGATGCCTTCGCGCTGCAGCCACAGAATTCGCCGACGTTCGCGACGCTGGCGAACGTTCAGCTCGCGCGCTCGCAGCAAGTTCAGGGGCTCGGGACGCCAGTCACGTTGATCCTCATCATCGCCGGTGTCGCATTCGCGGCGATCTCCGTCGCGATCGTCGCGATCATGTCCTACCTGAAGTCGTCGGACATCCAGAAGTCGCAGACCGATCAGGTCAAGCTTCAGGCCGAGGCCTTCGCGAACTACACGAGCGCGCGCCTGACGTGCCTCTCGCAGTGCACCGCGCAGGGTGGTGCCAACGACGCCTGCGTCGATCAGTGCAAGAAGATCGTCGACAAGCCGAACATCAAGCTGCCCGACAACCCGTTCTCGTCGGAGTGGGGAATCCTGCAGTGGACGGGCTTTACCGTGCTCGCCGGCGGCGTTGCATGGGTCGCGTATCGCGCCTACGAGCGCCGGAAAGCCGGAAGGCCGATCTTCGAGCTACCGTCGGCGCATCACGAAGGTTGAGCTTGTTGTCAGATCGTCGACGTAGGCTTGGTGAATGAGCGATCTCGGAAACACGCGAGCGCTGATCCTCGTCTTCGCGATGCCGGGATGCCATGCGTGCCACGATTACTTGCCGCGGCTCGAGAAGGAGCTCAAGCGTTGGCGCGCGAACGGCGCGCAGTTCGAGCAGCACGAGATTGGCAAGAGCTACACGCGTGGGCAGATCCCGGTCGCGATCTTCGACGCGACGTCGAAGGACGCGCAGCTCCAAGCGCTCTGCGACGCCTACCAGATCTCGAGCATGCCGACGACGATCTTGCTGATGCACAACGCGCATCCGGTTCGGCACGAGGGCGCGATCAGCGACCAAGAGATCTACGACGTGTTGCTCGCGGCTACGAACGCGAATCGTTGATGCTGCTCAGCTTTGCCTCGCCAAGTGCCGCAAAGTGAGGCAGGGCAGCGCAAACCAAGGGTTACCTAACGTCAGAGGGGGCTGATACGCTTCCGGTGTGCCCCCGACCACAACCGAGCAGATCGCCTCCGGCGCCTGGCAATACGGCGTCCTTGGCGTCGTGTGCTTCGTGTTCGGCTTCGCAATCATCTACCTGTTTCGCCACAACGTACGCCGCGAGCGCCGCGCTGAGCTCGAACGCAAGGCGCTGATCGAAGAGCGCAAGGATTGGGACGCCGAGCGCGCTTCGTTGAAGGCCGCGCACGATCTCGAGATCGCCAACCTGCGCACCGAATTCGAGAAGAAGCACGTCGACCGGCTCGACAACTACACGACCGAGCTCCGCGAGGATCGCGACGCCGCGCGCGAGCACGAGGATCAGATCCGTGTCGAATACGCTCAGCTGATGGAAGGCGTGTCAGCCGAGCACACCAAGGCTTCGGAGGCGCTCGTCAAGGTCCTCGAGAAGTTTTACGACCGCTTTGTGGGCCCGCGACGGCACTACTAGCGTTAGACTTGTCTTCGATGACTCACCTACGGCAGAGCGTCGCCGAGCAACGCATGGTCGCTGCGAGCGTTCGCGCCATCGACGCCAACGTACGCCTACGGCTTCGCGCGTGTGCGCTGTCCGAGGCCATCGAGGAGACGACGGCGCCTCATGGCGTGCCGATCACCGGGCTCAGCGAGGAAGACTCGATGGTGACGGCGATCGCCGACGCGCGCGGTGTGGTGGCGCCGACGGTGAATGGCGCAGCGGTCGTCTCAGCGTCGAAACGCTGACCTTGGTTTGCCCTGCACGGCGGTGCTCAGCACCGCATCGCATCGCAATGCGGCGCACAGCGATGCGCCGCATCGCCCGGAAGCTACTTGGGCATGTGCGTCGAAATGCAGTTGTTGAAGGCCGAGCGACCGCGCTTGCCCTTGCGAGCGTGCGATTGCTTCTTGCAGGCCTTCACGGCGCTCTTGAACGCCGCCTTGTAGTGACGCAGGTGGCCGGTCTTCGGCTTCGGGCGTGGGCCGCATCCGGATCCCTGACGACCCATGAACGAGGCAACGACTTTGCCGGAACGCTTCTTGATGACGATCTTCTTGCGGACGCAGCCGCTACCACGCTTCTTGGCCATGACGAATCTTCTCCTGGTTACCGTGGGCGTGCAACAGGTCGCGGCGCGACGGGACGAGGACGGGGCTGAGCGGGCTGCGTCGGCCGAACGATCGGCCGCGTGCAGCACGACTTGGTCGGCTTGACGGGGCTTCGCGACATGTTGGGTAGCGTAACACGCCGCTTGACTTCGGGGGATCAACTAGTCGCGGGGTGGCCAGTGCCATGTACCGGGCGCTTTGTTCTCGTCGTACGGTACGTTCACGCAGCTGCCGTGGAGCCCGCCATCGAGAGAAAACAGCGCGAGATTGACGGTTTCGCCTGCTACGCCGCAGACGATTCCAACCCACTCTTCGCGCGAGGTGTAATGGGTGACGTAGCGAACGATACGCCCCTGCGTTGGCTTCATGCCGTCGAGATTACGTCGACGATCTGACAACTAGCGCGCCGTCTTGAACAGCCGATGCAAGCTCGCGAGCGCACCGGCGAGTAGCCCGATGCCGGCGATCGCCCAAAGCTGGTTCGAGCTCGGCGCGGCGAAGAGCGGCGCCTGAAATCCCGCGCCGCCTTGGCCGACACCTTCGGCGAGGTTGAACCACTTCGATGCAACGGCGCCCGTCGGCTCGATCGCCGACCGAAATTCTGCCCACGAGCTCGGCGGGTGACCGAGGATCTGTGTCGCCTGCGGGATCCGGTTGATCGAGTTTCCGGCGCCGACGGTGTGGATCATCTTCATCATGGCCCAGAAGTCGGCCGTCGATTCATCATCCCACGAGAGGCCCTGCAGCGCCTGATGCGTCTGCGCGCGCAACACGTTCGCGTAGGTACGCGTGCTCGTGACCTGCACGAGCCGCTCGTCGTCGGTGAGAGGCCGCGCAAGCTGCTCCGACGAGCCTGCGCACGCCGCGCGAAGCGCCTCGGCGGTGACGCCGGCCTGCACGCGATTTCCGAGATCGAGTTGTGCGATACCGATCTCGCCGCCCATCGAGACGATCGTGCTCTGCGGCATGCTGCACGGGTTGCCGCACGACTCGACGGCGATCCAGTTCAGGAGCACCCCGGTGGGCAAGTCGCTCGCGTACTGTTCGAACAACCCACGCCAAGCCTGTACTTGCGGTGTCGTGGCGTCGCACATTTGTCAAGGAGTCTAACATGGTGCCGTGGATCTACGGGGATCGTGATAGGTTCTAGGGATGGCAAGCGCCAACGTGGTGCGACTGCAGAACCAGATCAATCGGCTAGCGCCGTTTGGCGAGTTCTCGACTGTCGGCGTCGATGGTGGCCTTGGGCCGAACACCAACAACGGTGCGCTCGCGGCTCTCACGTGGGTCGGAACCGACGGTTGTCGCTGGTTCGCATGCGTTGCCGACGATCTTCGCGCGCAGGCCTCGGACATGGCCGACGCGCTCGCGCCCGGTGGCCACGTTCTGCAAGACGCCGTGGCGACGTACGCCGACCGCGCTGCGACGTTGCTTGCCGCGGCCGGAGATCAGATCGGCGCGGCGCCCGAGAACGCGCAGCCGTCATCGAGTGGCGTCGCGCCGAACATCCCGATGATCCCGCACAAGGCGGTGTTGCCGTCGGGGTTGCCTGCCGGATCTTCGATCCTCGCGGCGTTCTCGCATCTACAGCCGTGGCAGAAAGTCGGCATCGCCGCCGTTGGCGTGCTCGGGCTGCTCTACGTGAACAAGCACTACATCAGCAAGGGCACCGGCAAGAAGAGGGCCGCATGAGCAGCACGATTCGTTTCCCGTTTCCCGAGGCGACTCGTCGAGGAGCCTCCGAAGCTGAGCAGATCATCGAGCTCTACTCGTCGTTTGCGGGGCCGTTTCTCCTCGGCGGCGCAGCGGTCTACACCGACATCTCGCCGTGGAAAACAGACGGCAGCAAAGACGAATCGCCCTTCACGTGCATCAACCTCGAGTTCACGGCAACCGGAGCCGAGGTCATCGGCGCCGGCACGACCGCGACCGCGATCGGGCTCTTCGGCTGCATCGGTGACCTGACCACTGGCGTTCGACATCTGCTCGGGCTCGTCGGGATGGGCCTAGGCGAGACGTTCCCACGCATCGTCATTCCGAGCGCCGCGATCGGTTGGGCTCAGCCCATGTCGCTCGTCGCGGCCTACGACGGCATTTCGATCGGAGGCGTCTTCGCCGCCGTCAGCGTCGGTGATTTTCCCGTGACCGTGACTGCACGGCCGTTTCGTCGTCGGGACTACGGAGGCTAAGTCATGGCCGAGTGCTGCGTAGCGTACCTGCCTCAGCCCGTCGGCGGCGCCGGAACCGGCGCGGCCGGTGGTGGCATTGCGATCTCGGCGGGATCGCAGCTCGCGACGTCCGGCACCGTGATTTTCTCCAACGGCAACGGCATGACGTTTGGCATGGCCGGATCCGCGTCGGTCACGGCCAGCTTCCAAGCGATTCGCGTCATCTCTGCCGCCGCAACGAACATGACCGGCTCCGGTGTCTCGTTCGCCAATAGCAACGGGGTGTCGTTCGGGATCAACGGCAACACGATCACGGCCTCGGTCGCAACGCAGGCGCAGGGCGCGATCAGCATCGGTACGGCGAGCTTCGCGCTTGGTACGGCCGTGTTCGCCGACGGCAACGGTGTTTCGTTCGGGCTTGCAGGAAGCACGATCACGGCCTCAGTCGCATCGCAGACGCCGGAGACGCCGTTCGGGCTTAGCGCTGGATCGCAGAGCGTCTCGACGGGAACGGCGCGATTCGTCAATTCCAACGGCATCTCGTTCGGGATGTCGGGCAGCTCGCAGATCACGGCGAGCTACGCGTCCTACGAATCGATGTGGTTTCAGAACACCGAGATGCAGGCCACCTACGCCGCATCGATCAACACGCTGTCGCTGTGGCCCGTCACGATCCCGCTGCACGTCTCGGCGACGCAGGTGGTGTTCGCCGTACAGGCCAACCTAGGCTCTAACTCTACGGGGTCGTGGGCACACTCGTTCGGCATCTATACGATCACCGGGCAGACCGCGAACCTGGCGAGCTCGGGCTCGCGCGGCTTCTCGTTCTCGTCCGGATCCGACACTTCTGCGTCGAGCTTGCAAGGCGGTATGTCCGGCTTGCGCTATCGCACGATCCCGGGAACGTTCAACCTGACGCCGGGTGTGTATCTGTTCGCGCTGCACATCCAAACGTCCGGCGGCAATTCGGTGTCGCTATCGCTCGCGGGTAACGGCAACCAAGCCATGGTCGGCACCTACGACGGCATCGAAGTCGCGCAGTGGCTTGGCGGGCTCTCGAATGTGAGCTTCACGACAGCTATGCCGACGCAAGTTCTCGCGAACGCTACAGCGTATCAGCGCACCGGCGTGGGCATCCGTGGCCCCGGGTTGTGGCTGTTCGGAACGACCTAGCCCATGACGAAGAATTTCGCCGCCGATCGCATTCGCCTCGGCCTCGCCGAGCTCTTCTCGGGCTCAGCGACGCCGACGAGCGGTGGTGGCGTCTCCGCGCAGATCGGAAGCCTCTACCTACAGAACACAGGCGCCGTCGGTAGCGCGTGGCTCAAGACCGGCGCTGGCGCAACGTCGTGGACGCAGCTGCAACAGAGCTTCAACTGGTACGTCGTCACCAACTTCGGTGCCGTCGGTGATGGCGTCACCGACGATCGCGCGGCGATCGCGGCATGCATCGCGGCGTGCATCGCCGGCGGTGGCGGCGTCGTCTATTTTCCGCAGGCGACGTACGCGTGCTCGAAGGACGGCGCGAACCCGTACAGCTTCGATCTCAACGGCTCGACGGACATCCAGTTCCTTGGTGCGGGCTTCAACAGCGTCGTCAAACAAGTCGGCTCGGCCGGTACCAATCCATGGAGCCTCTTTCGTCTTCGCGGTGGTTGCCAGCGTATTCGCTTCTCGAGCCTGACGCTCGATGGCTCTGGGCTCACGAATCCGAGCGCGTCGGCGGATAGTCACCTGATCAACGTCGTGGGTGCACTAACGACGCTGCAGTGCTTCGGGATGCGCTTCACCGGAACCGTTACCGGTGACGGCCTGCACTGCGTCGGCACGGCGGGCAATCTCGTGACACGCGTGATGACGACGGGCTGCGAGTTCGTTTCGTGCTCGCGCTACGGCGTGCTCTATGGCGAGGGCGTGCAGTACGCATGGATCGTCTCGAACTTCGCGACGGGCTGCGATACCGAGTACGCCGTCATCGGTGCGGCCAACGTCAACATCGATTCGATCGTTATCATCGGCAACGAGGCGGTGCACACCGACGCGAGTGTCTCGCAAGCGATCATCATCTCGGGCGACGCCACCGGGCTTGCGACCAAGATTTGTTGCGCGCAGAACGTCGTGATCAACGGCTTCATGCAGCTCGACAACTGTCAGTTCAGCGTTTTTAGCGGCAACGTGTTGACGTCAGGCACCTATGCGATCGCGACGGCAGTGCTGGCGATGACTGGCATGGCGGACTGTACGATCAACACGAACCTGATCGATCGCGCGAGCACCGCCGATGCGGGGCCAGCGATCTCCGTCGATACGTCGGCGGATCTCGTCGTGCGCAGCAATCTACTGGTCAACGAAGTCACCGGTGCGGCCAACAAGGTTCATTTCATCTACGTCAAGAACACGACGAGCACGATCGTCGGTGCGAACCTGTGTCGCGCGATGAACATGGGCGCGAGCGTGACCTATGGCATCGTGCTCGAGGCCGTGACGACGGCTTGCGACGACAACCTGTTTCAAGGCAATCAGATCACTGGGGCGGCTGGTAGCTTGCTCGCTGGCCTGCGGCTGCTCGTCAACGGCGCCAACATCGGCGACACGAACGCCAACGGCAATCAGATGACGCAGATCGATTACGGCCTCGCTACCGAAGACGGCGGCGCCGGATCGTTCAACGGCACGCAGTACATGTGGGCCGGTAACAACGTCGAGGCAGGAACCGGCGATATCCTGCAGACGGCGACAGCGATCGTGTTTCACATCGGATGGAACGCAGGCACGTTCGGCCCGACGCTCGTCAAGGGCACCGGATCGCCCGAAGGCGCCGTTACCGCGCGCATCGGCTCGATGTACATGAAAGAAGACGCGCCCGGCGCGATCTTCTACAAGGAATCTGGCGTCGGCAATACTGGATGGATCCTCGTCGGTGGCGGCATGTTGGTGTTTGGCATCGGCGATGCTGGCACCGCTGCGACGGCGTTGTACTTGCTGCCAGGCTTCTCGACGGCAACGGCAGGCGCAACCGAGATTCAGCTCGTCGTCACGCGTCCGGGAACGCTGCGCAACCTGCGCGTGCACATCACCGGCGCGGGCACCGACAACCAAACGGTGACGTTCACCGTGCGCAAGAACGGCGCCGATACGGCGATTACCTGCACGAAGGCCAACGACACGTCCGGCGACACGAGCGATCTCGTCAACAGCACGACCGTTGTCGCGGGCGATCTGGTGAGCATCTCGATCCTGAAGGCTGCTGGTGTGACCGCCGGACAAACGAACGTCCTCGCGAGCGTGGAGCTTGTGTGACCGCGATTTTTGGCGCGGCCGGCATCGATCAACAGGTTGCCGACTGGCGATCGTCGTCGACTGATCCGTCGCTGGCGCCCGGTGTCGTTGCTGACATCGGCTCGTGGTTGCTGCGCTCGAACGGCTTGGTGCAAGGCGAGATCTTCGAAAAGCTCGCCGCGGCTGACACCGAGTGGGGCCGCAACAACCTGACGTTGAAAGTCTTCAACGTCAAGAACTTCGGGGCCGTCGGAAACGGCGTCACCAACGACACGACGGCGATCCAGAGCGCGATCAACGCGGCCGTCGCGGTAGGCGGTGGAACGATCTACTTTCCTCCGGCGCCTCTCGGCTACGCCGTCGTCAAGGTCGCGAGCAACTCGACCTTCCTGATCGAGAACAAGTCGAACCTCAACTTCGTCGGCGATGGCTTGGTGTCGCTGATCAAGATGACAGGCTCTGCGGGCGGCGGTGACTGGCGTTGCTTCACGATCCGTAATTTCTCGACGAGGATCAACTTCTACAACATCGCGATCGATGCGTCTGCCGTGACCAATCCCGATCCGGCGGATCAGCTTCACTTCATCCAGTTTCAGGGCCTCGGTGCGCAGCCCGCAAACAGCGGCGCGACGGATTGTGAGGTCGTCGGGTGTTTCTTCTTGAACACCGTAGGCGATGGCGTTCGAACCGGTGCTGAGGCCACCAAGGAAGTCTCGAACATTCGTGTTCGCTGGAACGTCTTCGACATGGCCAACACGTCGACGGGCGCCGGTGCGCGCTCGTGTGTGGGCATGCAGCGTTTCTCGAACGAGATGGACATCGCGTACAACTTCCTGACCGGCGTCGACGATCAAGAAATCGACTACGAGCCAACCGGCGGCGGCGGCAATCGCAACGATGTCGTCATCGGTAACATTGCCGTGCACGACAACAAGCAGACGGCGTCGATCACGATCGGTGGTGCCGCGGCGGCGACGCCGATGCTCAACACGTTGCTTGCGTACAACATCATCGACCAGGGCGGATACATCCTGCCGAGCTCGATCAGCGGGCTCGTGCTCGAGGGCAACATCGTCGAATCGACCGACGATGGATCGTCGAACCCGGTCATCTACATTCGAAGCCTGGTCCATCAGGCGATCTTCGCCGGCAACGTCTTCTACGCGAACAACCCGCTCGTCTCGAAAGTTCCGATCGTGATCGCAAGCGATGCCGACGGCGACACAAACGATGCGATCTTCATCGATAACATCGTCCGCTCGGTCTTTGGAAACGCCTGCATCATCGGAGACACGTGCAACCGTACGATGATCATCGGCAACAAGTTTCGGTTGACGCCTGACGTCGCCGGCACCGCCGTTACTGTTGGCTTGCGCGGCGGCGCGCATGCCGGCGACGAGCTCGATCAATGCGTCATCGGTGGCAACATCGCGATCAATGACTCCGCTGGGCTTGCCTGCTATCGCTTCGCAACTGGCCTCGCCGGCACGAAAAACACGATGTTCGTGGGAAACCACGGCGTGAACGCAGGCGCGACGGGGTTCCGCTGGGAGCGCTCGACGACCGAGCTCTTTACTGGCTGGCGCTACTGCGGCGAGAACACCATGATCGGCGGATCGTCGTCGAGCTTTGACCTGCCGGCCAGCAACGTCGGTGTGGCCTTTGCGGGCTCGGCTGGGCTCGGTGTCCAGCAAGCCGCGATCACACTCATCGCGGGGCCTGATGGTCAAGTCTCGGCGCCGCCGGGATCGCTCTGCACGAACTATCTTGGTGGTAACGCCAAAACGCTTTTCTGGAAAGAGACGGGTTCGGGATCGACCGAATGGTTTGGCATGGGCGGTTGGGACTACACGTGGGGATGCCTGGATTCTGTTGCCGGCACCATCACGGCGTTGTTCATGGCGCCCGGCGACTCGTTGGCGACGGCAACGGCTACCGAGCTCAAGGTCTCGCTCGCGCGGAATTGTCGCATTCGCAACCTGCGCATCGTTCAGGTAGCCGGCGTCGGCGGTGGAACGATTACGTATACAGCGCGCATCAACGGCGTCGACACGGTCGTCGCGGCGACCATCGCTGCGAATGCTACGACCGGCTCCAACCTCGTGAATTCTCGTGCGTGCAGCGCTGGTGATCAGCTGTCGATCAAGATCACCAAGAGCATCGCCCCGGCGACCGCACCGACGCTAGTGCGTGTGATCCTCGAGATCATCTAGCCGGAACGTACACGGCTGTCAGATCGTCGACGTAGGCTCTTCGTTGATGCCTCGCCAGACTAAGCGTGTCGTGCGCGCCAAGCGTGTTCCCTCAACCACGACGACGCTACGTCGCCTAGTTCGCGAAGAGCTCGCGCGGCTCAACCTCGAGAAGCGCGACTACTCGACCAAGGAGATGTCCAAGGCGCTCGGCTACGAGCGCGTCAAGACGCTCGCCGGGTCGACGTACAAGGACTCGTCGACGATCGTCATCGTCCCGAATCGCACGCCGACGTTCGACTACCGCATCGTTCAGGCCTGGCAGAACCTGATGTATCCGATGAACCAGAAGCGCGCGTGGATTTTCTGCATCAACGACGAGGTCGGCAAGGCCTACGATCGGATGGTCAAGGACATCCTCAGCAACCCCGAATTCTCGAAGTGGAAGTACATCCTGACGCTCGAGAGTGACAACTTGCCTCCGCCGGACGCGCACATCCGGCTGCTCGAGACGATCGAAGCTGGCAAGTTCGACGCGGTCTCGGGGATCTACTTCACGCGCGGTGATCACAACATGCCGATGGCGTACGGCGATCCCAACGATGGCGTCTTCGACTTCAAGCCTCGCGACATCCGCGCGGCCTTGGCGCAGGGCCACGTGATGCCGGTCAACGGGATCGCGATGGGCTGCTCGCTCTACCGCATGGATCTGTTTCGCGAGATCGAAGCTCCGTGGTTCGAGACGTGGAACGACGTCGTCGACGGCGGCGTTCGCGCGTTCACGCAGGACCTTTGGTTCTGCAGAAACGCGCGCGCCAGAGGCAAGACGTTCGCCGTCGATCTGCGCGTCAAGGTCGGACACATGGATCTCGGAACCGGTGTCGTCTACTAGAAAGGATCTCGTTCGTGGCCAAAAAATCTCACGCTCGCAAGAAACCAAAGTCACGCAAGCCAGCACGCAAGCCGGCACGCAAGCCGCGCAAGCTGGGGCCGAGCGTCGAGCCACCGAGCGAGCTGCCGATCGCAAAACCGGACGTCACGCTCAAGCTCGATCTCGCGTGTGGGCGACACTGCCGCCCCGACTTCGAGGGTGTTGACGTCGTGCTGCTTATCGGCGCGCCTATCATGGGCGCGGACGGCAAGCCGACGGGCGAGAAGCATCCCGACGTCAAGCACGTGGTCGATCTGCAGAGCTTCCCGTGGCCATGGGCCGACCACAGCGTCGCAGAGATCGTCTGCTCGCACTACGTCGAGCACATCCCGATGTACCCGCTGATCGACGGCAAGGACCAGTTCTTCGCGTTCTTCGACGAGCTCTATCGTGTGCTCCACCCGGAGGGCTTCGCGACGATCATCGTGCCTTCGGGTAGGTCTGATCGCGCGTTCCAAGACCCCACCCATCGACGGTTCATCGTCGAGACGTCGTTCGCGTACCTCTCCGCGCAGTGGCGCCGCGATCAGGGCCTCGATCACTACGTCGCGAAATGCAATTTCGGGGCGCAGGTCAATCAGATCGTCGACACGGCGCTCAACGCGATGCACCCGGAAGCGGCGGGCCGACAGATCAGAAACTACTGGAATACGACGATCGACCTGCACGCCAGGCTCAAGCCGTTTCCGCCGCTTCCGCCCGAAGACGCTCCGCCCGCGGACCCGGCCACGTAAGCAGTCGTAAGCTTACGGCTTGGCCGTGATAGGCTAGAGCGCGTGCCGACGGTTCTAAAAAACATCCTGCGTTTCGCGGGGCTAGCTGTCGGTGGCTCATCGGCGATTCCGCACGGCTGTAACTACAACGGCCGATCGCTGGCGCCGAACAACATTTGGTTGAACGGCGGCGGCTTTTCGGTCTCGGCCGACGCGACCAACGTCTCAGTCACGCGTACGCCGTCCGGTCAAGCCGACGTCGACGTCGGCCTCGAGCTCTGGCACTCCTACGAGGACGCCGAGCCCGTTGGCGGCATCGCGGCGAGCCTCAAGCCGTTCATCATGCAGGGCGTTGGTGGTGGCGGCGGTGGTGGCGCTGGCGTCGCGTTCGCGGCTGGTACGCAGACCGCGGCGACGGGCACCGCCGTCATGGCAAACTCGAACGGCCTCACGTTCGGGATGTCGGGGAGCTCGCAGGTTACGGCGTCGATGGATGCCTTCCGATCGATCATCGGCCTTGGCTCCACGGCAACAGGTCCGACGTTCTCGTTCGCCGCCGGCAATGGCGTGACATTCGGCATCAGCGGGCAGACGCTCACTGCCTCGGTGCAAACCGTCGGCGGCACGGCGACCGGCGTCGGCATCTCCGCCGGAACGCAGGTCGCAACGACCGGCGCGGTGGTGTTCTCCGACTCCAACGGGATCTCGTGGGGGCTCAACGCGCAGACGCTCACGGCGAGCTTCCAGGCGATCAAGACGATCGTCGCCGCTGGCGGTACGATCACCGGCGGTCAGCTGTCGTTTGCGAACAGCAACTCGTTCAGCTTCGGCATCGTCGGTTCGACGCTCACGGCCAGCTTCCAGCAACCGAGCGTCACGCGGATCATCAACTTCACGGCGACCGGTGGCGAAAGCGATTTCAACGTGACGTTTGCAGCTGTCGCGAACACCAACTACTACGTCGGGTCGCAAGCCGCCGGCGTTGCGAGCCTCGTCGTCGCTGATCTGCCGCTGACCAACCGGTCGCTATCGGCTTTCCGTGTGATTCCAACGGCTACGCTGTCGTCCGGCGACGTCTATCAGTTCCTTCTGTACGCGACGTGATAGCCTTTTCGGCATGGATGGGATCAAAGCGCTCCTGAACAGCGAAAAGGGCCTGATCTGCGTTGCGTTGATCATCGGCTCGACGGTGCTCACGGCGGTCGGCAAGCTGACCGTCGAGCAGTGGCAGACGTACACAACGTGGATCTTCGGTACCTACGTCGTCGGCAAGACGGTGCAGGGCGTCGCCGCGGCGAAGTATGCCGTCGATCCCGAGCCGACCATGGCCGACAAGCTCGTCACGGCGATCGCGCCACATCTCGCGGCGAACCTGAAGCCCGACGCGAGCTCGTCGGATGTCATCGCCGGCACGAAATCTACGCCCGAACCAGTCCAGCCCAAGGTGACGCTGTGACGCGCTCGTACAAGCTCGCCGCGCTGAGCCTCAGCGCGTCGTACTGCGCCGCGATCATCATCCTCGCCGTCGTTGCGTGCGGCGCCAACGCGCGTGACAAGACGATCCACGCGAGCTTCGCGGGTGTCAGCGCGGTACGCGACAGCTTCGTCACGTGGGATGCCAAGCATCAAGCCGAGCTCGTCGATCAGGCCAAGACGCTCAGCGAAGGACACGCGAGCCTTGACGCGTATCGACAGAAGCGCGAGCGCGTCGTCGAGCTCTTCGAGGCAGCTTATCGCCTGATCGCCGCTGCCGCGATCGCGCAGCACGCCCAAGATCTCACGGCGATTTCTGATGCTGTGCTGCAACTCGAGAAAGCGCTTCACGAGATCGGAGTACCGCCATGAGCAACGGATGGGACAAGGCGCACGACGCGCTCAACATGATGAAGGCCGCGGTGCACGGCCTCGGCGTGATCGGAAGCATCTCGAAGACGGTAGGCAAGGCCGAGTCGGCGCTCGAGGCGATCCAAAACATCGTCGAGGCGATTCACGAGGGCCTCGACGGCAAGACGTCGTCCGAAGTCGTCCTCGCCGAGATCGAAGCGACGCGCGTCGCGCTCGCCGCCAACGACGAGCACGCGGATCAGGTGCTACACGACAAATTTCCCGGAGGCTGATCATGTTCAAGCGCGGCGACAAGGGCATCGGTGTTCGACAGCTTCAAGAACATCTGATCCGCATCGGCGAGCTCGAGAACATCCCGAGCAAGTTCACGCTGCCGAAGTACGGCGCCGATGGTGATCTCGGGCAAGAGACGCTCGATGCCGTCTACGCGTTCCAGCACTCACAGGGCTTCGAGATGCAACCGTCGAATATCGTCGACGATGACACGCTCGCGGCGATCGCGCGAACCTGCAAGATCGGTCCGCTCATGGTCGATCTCTATCAAGGCGACGGACGCACGAAGGAAGACGTTCGGCGTCTCGCGCACGCGGGTCCGCCTTGGTACGCGCTGATGCTCAAGGCGACGGAGGGCACGACCTACTTCGGCTCGCCGTGGCTGAGCGACGTCTGGCCCGTGGCCAACGGCCAGGACGACGAGTACATCGCGAGCCGTTGTGGCATCACGTGGTGGACGCTGCTCTACGCGTACTACCGCGCGCGGCAGGATCCGACGCTACAGGCGCAGACGTTCCTGCGTGAGATCGATCGCATCGGTGGGCTCTACGAGAGCACGGCGTATACGTGCATCGACGTCGAGGCGGGGAACCAGCCCGAAGGCATCACGAACCACGAGATCATCGATGGCGTTTCGGAATTCGTCGCGATCGTTCGTGCCGCGACGCAGCGTGAGGTGATTCTGTACGGCGGCTCGTGGCTTCGCGAGAAAGGCGTCGTCTCACGCATGGGCTGCGCCGCCGTCTTGCCGGCGCGCTACACCCCGGATCTGCCTGCAGCGACGTATACGTCGCTGGGCTTCGATCGGAGCTCGTTGTTCGGGTGGCAGTACAACGGCGACGGCGAAGGCTATCGCGCGCACTACCCGCAGACGACGCCGCTCGGCCCCGAAGACACTTCCGTGCTGCTCCTCGGCGCCGAGAACGGCGACGATCAGGCGCCTCTCGAGCACATGCGTCAGCCATGGCCGCGGGTTGCGCAGACGCTCGCGACGCGCTTGGCATAGCTGTCAGATCGTCGGCGTAAGCTTGCTCGGTGGAAGACATCGAGCCGGTCCTGACCGCCAATGCGCTGACTGTCCTCAACAAGCGCTACCTGATCAAAGACGCAACCGGCGCCGTCGTCGAGACGCCAAAGCAGTTGTTTCGTCGCGTCGCCGAGCGCATCGCTAGCGTCGAGGATGACGACGCGGGACGCAATGCATCGGAAGTCGTGTTCTACCGCATGATGGCTCGGCGTGACTTCATGCCGAACACGCCGTGCCTGGTCAACGCCGGGCGCCCCGACGGCACCGGGCATCTCAACGCCTGTTTCGTCGTCCCGATCGAAGACGACATGGGGCAGATCTTCGAGGCGCTACGCCGCGCGGCGCTGATCTTCAAAGGTGGTGGTGGCGTCGGCTACTCGTTCTCGCGGATCCGCCCAGAAGACGACTTCGTGCATTCGTCGATGGGAATCGCGTCCGGGCCGATCTCGTTCATGAAGATCTTCGACTACGCGACGGAGCAGATCAAGCAGGGCGGTGTGCGACGCGGCGCGAACATGGGGATCTTGCGCTGCGACCATCCCGATCTGATGAAGTTCATCGAGCTCAAGTCGAGCGACTCGAGCGCGATGCAGAACTTCAACATCAGCGTCGCGATCACCAACGAATTCATGAAGGCGCTCGAGGAGAATCGCGACTACGACATCGTGCATCCTCGCACCGGCGAAGTCTGCGGCAAGTTCAACGCACCGAAGGTCTGGAAAGCGATCACCGAGCACGCATGGAAGATCGGCGACCCGGGCCTCTGGTTCATCGATCGCACGAACGAGCGCGATCCGCTCACGGAGCTTGGGTTGTGCGAGGCGACAAATCCTTGTGGCGAGGTGCCGCTGCGGCCTCTCGATGCGTGCTGTCTCGGGTCGATCAACCTCGCCAACTTCGTCGACGCGATCGGCCGTGCAACACCGATCGTTGAAAGTACGCGGCTTCGCATAACCGTTAGGAACGCCGTTCGCTTCCTCGACAACATGCTGCTTGCGAGCGAGTACCCGTTGCCGGAGATCGCCGACGTGACATCGAAGTCTCGCAAGATCGGCCTCGGCGTCATGGGCTTCGCCGAGATGTTGATCATGCTCGGCATCCCCTACGGCTCCCAGGCCGGACGAGACTTCGCCAAGAAGCTAATGGCTGACATCAACGGGTGGGCGGTTCAAGCAAGTGAAGATCTTGCTATCGAACGCGGTGCGTTCTTCCACTGGGACAAGTCGACCTACGCCAAGCGTGGCGACAAGAAGCGCCGCAACTCGACGGTGACCGTCATCGCACCGACGGGAACGATTAGCATCATCGCGGGTTGCTCCGGCGGAATCGAGCCGCTGTTCGCGCTCGCGATCACGCGTAACCAAGCTGGTACGCAGATGCCCGAGTTCAATCCGCTCGTCGAGCAGATCGCTCGCCGCGAAGGCTTCTGGCAATACGAGGTCAGCGCAGCGATCGCAGACACTGGTTCGATCCAAGGTTGCGCCGCCGTTCCTGAACACTGGCGCAACATCCTTCGCGTCGCTAGCGAGCTCACGATGGAAGAGCACATCGGGATGCAGGCGGCGTTTCAGGCGCACACCGAAGACGGCGCGAGCAAGACGATCAATCTTCGTCGCGATGCGACGGTCGAAGATGTCGATCGCGCGTATCGACTGGCGTGGGCGTCGGGCTGCAAGGGCATCACGGTCTACCGCGACGGTTGTCGTGACAAGCAAGTGCTGACCGCTGGTGTGGCAAAGCCCGAAGCTTCGAAACCGATTGCCGTCGAGCCCGCCGTCTTCGAATCGTTCGTTCCGCCCATCGACAAGACGTTGATCGGTGTTCAGGCGCCCAAGTGGCCCACGCCGTCGGTGACGCATCGTCGCGTCCCCTCCGATGGCTGGCGCGACGGTTCGACGTGCACCAAGCCGACGAGCTTCGGTAGCGTCCACGTGACGATCAACGAGCACCCATCGGACGCGCAGCCGTTCGAGATCTTCGTACGTATCGGCAAAGGCGGCTCCGAGATCGGCGCGTGGACCGAAGCTCTCGGGCGCACCGGAAGCTTCATGCTGCAACTGCCGTCGGGATCCTCGCCGCGCGATCGGTTGCGCAAGCTCGGCGAGCAGCTCGCCGACATCGGCGGCGGCGAGGTCATCGGGCGCGGCGAGACGAAGATCGTCTCGGCGCCAGATGCGATCTCGAAAATCATCTACGAGTACCTACAGCGCACGGCGCCGAAGGCCGTCGCGCCGGACGCGAAAGCAGAAACATCGTCGACGATCCGACGAGACTTCTGTCCGCAGTGTCACAAGGCGTCGCTCGTACGCGACGGAGGATGCCCCTACTGCCCCGAATGCAGCTACTCGAAGTGCTGAACTAAAACGACGAAGAAAGCGGGGATGGTGATGGCGCGAATCAACCTGATCAGCAACGACAACGGCGTCGGGCTCACGCGCGACGTCGAGCTACTCGAAGCGTTCCTCAAGAGCCGCGGGCACTGGCCGCGCGTCTGCGACTGGCGCAACGTCGCGATGCTTCCCAAGGCTGATCTCGCGATCCACATCGAGATCTTGAACCCGGCGAACATCGCGAGCGCGCACAAGAACGTCGGGATCTTCAACCTCGAATGGTTCGAGCCCGACTGGGAGAAGCATCTCGAGCATCTCGATCAGATCTGGGCGAAGTCTTCGGTAGCGTTCGAGTGGTTCATGGAGCGAGGCCACGATCAGGTTCGATGCACGAGCTTTCAGTCGCGCGACATGGGCAACTCGGCGACGCCGAAGCTGCTACGCGTGCTGCACGTGCGCGGCGCGTCGATGACGAAGGGCACCGAGACCGTCTTCGAGGCCTACAAGCTCGCCGGCAACTACTTGCCGCCGCTGACCGTCGTCACGCGCGATCCGATCGAAGGCTTGCCACACCCCAACGTCGAGCTCGTGATGGCGCCATCCGACGGCAACCTGCGCGAGCTGATGAACAGCCATCGGATCCACCTGTGTCCGTCGATCGTCGAGGGCTGGGGCCACCACATCAACGAGGCGTTGAGCTGCAGATCGATCGTGGTCACGACCGATGCCTCGCCGATGAACGAACACGTGATGCCGTCGTTCGGGCGGTTGCTTCCCGTCATTCGCGAAGGCTACATGCGCGGCGCGACGACGAGCTTCGTCGAGCCCAACGCGATCATCACGACGCTGCACGAGGTTTGTCGTCTGCCTCTCAACGAGCTCCATCGTATGGGCGTGCGAGCTCGCGAATGGTTCTTGTCTCGAAACGCCGCGTTCGAACAGCACGCCGACAAGCTGCTCGCGGCGCTAGGATTACAAGCATGATCGTCGTCATTCCTTGCTGGCGCCGTCCAGCGTTTCTCGCGGCGTGCCTCACGCGGATTCAGTGCGCGCGCGGCGCGAAGAAACAGCGCTACATGTTCTGCGTCGACCACGACGCGGATCCCCGTGTGCACGAAGTCATCAAGAGCTTCGATCTGCCGTACGACCTGTTCGATCGATCGCTCTACGACGAGCGGCGCTTCGAGGGCCCACGCTACAACATTCTCGAGGGCTACGGCAACGCGCTGTCGTTGATCGGCATGAAGCCGTACGCCGGCGAGCTCGTGGCGCTGATCGAAGAAGATGTTTTGGTTTCTGACGACATCTTCGAGTTTTTCGAAGACGCGCACGCGCTCGCGGGGCCCGATCAGCCGTGCGTGAACGCGTGCCGCAACCAAAACATCGGCATCAACGTCGAGAAGCTCGTCCTCAAGACGGGCGGCGCGACGACGATCTATCCGCACAAGAGCTACCAGTCGATGGCCGTGTGTCACCGGGCCGATTTCGTCGACGAGTTTCTCTGCCACACCACCGATGACGCCTACTATAAAGATCCGATCTCGTACTGCCGCGAGCATCTTTTCGACGCCGGCCTGCCATCGGGCGCGGCGTCTCAAGACGGGCTGATCCATCGCGTGATCCGCGGCTCGCATCGCTACACGATCTACCCGACCGAGCCGCGAGCGTTCCATGCCGGATGGTGGGGCTACAACCGCGAGGAGGGTACGCGGCTCGTCGACGGCGGCTGGCGCGAGCAAGCCGAGTGGATCCTGCAGGCGAGCAATGATCAAATGAACGCCCTCGCGGATCCGCGGTTTCGCGACATTGCAAGGTGCCCGTTGATCAGAACGCGACAAACGCTCAAGATGGTTTGATCGCACGGGAATTCGCGTGTACGTTGGGTTTCGAAGAGGAGCTCAACGCATGGCACTCGCAGCACTCGCATCCGCCGGCGCGCACCGCCTGCGATACCTCATCACCGCCGAGGGCACGACCCTCGAATCGGTGTCGATCACAACCGTCGGGACGACAACGCCCGACACGCTGACCGACTGCGGTTCGACCGACGGGACGATCAAGAAGATCTCCAAGGTCGTCGCCGACGGTTACGGGCTGTTCGCCGCAGGCGTCCAGACGCAGGCCAAGGCGCGCACGCTTTGGTGCTCGGACGCCGCCGGCGCGCAGGCCGCGATCGCGGGCAACCCGCTCGTGCCGCTCGCGCAGGCCAAGATCACGCCGCGCACCGGCGCAGGATCGTGGATCGTCGACGCGAACGTGTCGGCCAACAACCCTGTCATCACGGTTTCCGTGACCGGTGGAGGTACCGCCTACCTCGATCTCGAAGTGCCCGGCACGATCGGAGTCTGATCATGGCCGTCACAGCTGCTCTCGTCTTCACCGGAAACAACCGTCTGCGGTATCTGCTCACGCAGGACGGCGGCGCCGGTACGACGCTTTCGATCACGAGCTCGGGCGCGGCGACGCCGGATCTTCTGACGGATTCCATCCAGGGTCCGATCAAGAAGCTCGCGAAGACGCCTTCGGATGGCTACGGGCTGCTCGCCGCCGGCGCGCTCACGCAGGCGCAAGCCCGCGCGCTCTGGCTGTCGAACCCGCAGTCGACCGTCGAGATCGCCGGTAGCCAGCTACCGACGGCCGTCATCAAGCTCAACCCACGCAGCGGCGTCGGACCGACGTGGCGTGTCGACGCCAACGTTAGCGGCGGCGTTCCCACCCTCGACATCACCGCGCAGGCCGTCGCGGGGACGTGCTACATGGACGTCGAAGTCCTCGGCCCGATCGGAGCCTGATCATGGGTACCACCGTTACACTCGTCGAGGCCTCGCCGACCCACCTGCGCTACCGGATCGACTTCACCGGCGGCGGCGGCTCCACGTTCTCGATCACGAGCACCGGCGCAGCAACGCCGGATCTCTTGACCGACAGCTCGCAGGGGCCGCTCAAGAAGCTCGCCAAGGTCATCTCCGACGGCTACGGCACGTTCGCGGCCGGCGCGCAGACGCAAGCCAAGGCGCGCGCGCTGTGGTGCAGCGACTACATCGGCGCGCAGCCGGCGATCGCGGGGAACAACCTGCTACCGACGGCGCGCATGAAGCTGTCACCGGTGAGCGGCACCGATTCGATCGGCTGGACCGTCGACGCGGACGTCTCCGCCGGCAATCCGGTGATCAACGGACAGAAGACGACGGCGCTCGGCACGGCGTCGGTGATCATGCTCGATATCACGGTGCCCGAAGCGAAGAGCTTCGCCTAAGCGCTTGTGCCTGCACCGGTGATGCGCACACGTAGATGCCGCTGTCCGCATCCGTTGGCCCTGCAACGGATCTTGGACTGCATGCAGTGCGGGCAGCGCTCGATCGCGCCGGTGCGCAAGCCGCGCGCGATCAGCTGCTCGACGGTCTCGGGCTTCGCGTAGTCGAGCGGGCGCCGATAGAGCCGAGAGCCTTTGTATCGGCTGCGATGGCTCATTCGTAGGCTCGATCAGGATTGGTCAAGCTGCGTACCTGCGACTTGAGATCGTCGATCTGCGCGCGCAGCGTCGCAAACTCGAGCTTGATCGCCGCGAGCTCTTCGTCGTACTTCGACAGTGGCGGCGCAATCATCAACGGAAACGTCGGGGGCGGCGAAACTCGAGCAAGCTCGGCTTTGCAGACTTCGCACGTAGCCCCACTGTCGTGCAGCTGCCAAACCCCGTTGTCGCTCGAGGGCACGGAGAGCTTGCAGTACGTACGCGTCTCGACGCTGGGGATGAATCCGGCGCCGCGGCCCGTCCACTGAACGATGCAGAGCCCGCGGTTGGTCTGAACGGCTGCGATCATGCGACGAGTCTACGTCGACGATCTGACAGGCTAGCGATCTTCGAAGCCGGCGATCAACGGCGCGGCGACGCCGAAGCGTTGGATCGCTTCCTCGTACGTTGCCGGGATCATGTGCGACGCCTCGAGAAAGATCGCGCGCACGATCGGCATCACGAGCGAACGTGCCGCGGCGTAGGCGCCGTTCACGTCGATCGCGCCGGTGTTCGACAGCTTTTCGAAGATCGCCGCTCGGATGAAATCGGAGATCGTCGTTCCGGTTTGCTGGCAAATCGCTTCGACTTGGAGGCGTAGTTCCGGCGCGAGTCGCATCCCAATGTAATCGGACATGTCAAGGCCTTTTTTCGGATGATCATCCGAATCGCGAGATCTCGACGCGTCCGCACGATCCCACGGCCCGTTTGACCTGTCAAACCAAGTGGTAGATCCTGGTTAACTCGGATGGATTCGGATGTTTTGGGCTTAAAATTCAATGGGTTATCCGATTCCATCCGAATCTGTTTGCGCTGTAAAACCGTCAGGTGTTAAACAGAAAGTGTCAGGTCTTCACCATATCCAACCGGGCAAAACCAGCTAACTATGCGAAACTACTTGGATAGAGGGTAGGTCCATGGATTGGATAAGGTGGTTACCGATTGTTCGAACGGCGCGGCGGGAAAGACGCCGCAAGGACAGCCGACATGCCCCCCACCCCCGAGGACACCCCCATGACCGCAGAGATCACCCCCGAGGCCACCGACTCCACCGACTCCGCAGAGCGCTTTGCTCTGCTCGAAATGGATCCCCTGCCCTCCAAGGCGCCCGACGCGCCCGAACTGCCCCTGTGGGCCCTGACGGCGATTGCCGCGATCAACGCGATCATCCCGGTCCCCCCGGGCCTCGCGTTCGCGGCGCTCTGTGCAATCGTGGAAACCCTCCGCACGCAGCCCGAAGGCCACGGCAAGGCCGCGGTGCGTGCCGCGAAGGACATCAAGCTCGCAGCCATCCGTGTCGAGGACGCCAAGCTTGCAGCGGCGCGTTCCGTGGCCCCCGTGGCCCCCGTGGCCCCCGTGGCCCCCGTGGCGCCCGTTGCGACGCCCGCTATTGACGCGGTGTTGTCGCCCGCTATCGACGCACTCAACCGCGCAGCGACGGCCCCGCGGCTCGCGAGCTACAGCCGCATCAAGAGCGGCCCCCACACCGGGCAGTGGGGTGCGAGCGTTCCCTCCGGTCGAGACTTCGTGCGCGTCGGTGACATCCTCGATGTGCGCCGCAACGGTTCCAGTGTGCCTAACCTCGTGCGCATCACGGGCATCGTGCACGGCACTGCGACCTACTGCATCTGTTCGATCGAGGCAGCGCCGGTGAACGTTCCGGCACGCGCCGAGCGTGAGACGGTCGAGACGGCGCTCGGGACCATCGTCGAGACGAGCCGCGCGCCCGTCGCGCCCGTCGAGCGCGTGACGGTTGCCCCGAGCGCTCCGAACGCTTCGACGAGCACCGGCATCACGCACGACAACACCCGTGACGGTCGCTCGGTGTTCGACATGCCGCGCGCGCAGCGTCAAGCGGCGTTGCGTGTCGGTGACGGCACGATCAATCGCACGCTCGACAGCGACGCCGCGCGCAACGTCCGAGGCCTGATCAACTCACGCGAGCTGATCGCCGGCTCGGTCGCTGCGGGTGGCCCGTTGCAGATCGGATGGATCGGTGGGGGCCACACGGCCCTCGGGAAAGTGTCCGACGCACTTGCGGCGATCAACCGTTCGAGCATCGAGCCGAAGTCTCCGAGCGCTGTGGCGCACGCCGGTCGCGCGGTGGACTCGGTCCGCGGCATGGCGTGGCACACCAAGCGTTTGCCGCAGACTTCTTGCCCGTCGGGAATCAAGGCGCGCTGGCAAGTCGGTACGACTACGACGAACGGCAAGAACGCCACGGCTGGCGATGAGTATGGACGCATCGCGCTCGTAGTTGACCTGCGGGAAGACTCGACGCTCGCTTTCGACGGTGACACGGCGCTCGCGTCGCAGATTCGCAGCCACTACGCGACGGCCATCGCGACGGAGCGGCTCAAGTCGGAGGACCTGACCGCGTGGCTACAGCGCGTCATCAAGCGCGAGCACTACGGCGTCAAGCGTGGCCCACACTGGTACGTCCCGGGTGGCGAGGCCGTTGCCGTCCGCGCGCTCGTCGAAGCGATCGAGCCGCTGTGGGGAGACTTCGACACGATCGCTGTGACCACGGGGCCCGACCTGTTCCGCTCGATGTCGCGTGGCCTGTCTGCCGAGGTTGCGAAGATCGCCAAGGATCTCGACGAGGCCACCGAGCTTGCGAAGGAGCGCGCTCGGGTGAACACCACCAAGCGGATCGTCGATGAAGACGAGCGCCGCAAGATGCGCCACGGGGGCGCTGCGCCGCGCACGGAAGACGCGATCAAGGCCGAGTGTGATCTCGCCGCGGCGCGCGCGACGGTGAGCCCTACCGTCGCGGCTGGCCTCCTCGAAGATCTTGCAACGGTCATGGGACGCGTGGCGGGTTACGAGACGGCGTACGGCACCGAGGCGGTAGTCGGCGCGAAGGCCGAGATCGCACGGCTGCGCGGCGTCCTGACGCCGCTCACCGACGATCTCTCGCTGCGCGCGGCGATGCTGGAAATGGAGTAACCCCATGGAAGGCTATTACACGCTCGTGCTCTTCCGCACCGTTCCCGAGTTTACGAACGAATGGAACGTGTTGCCCGCGGAGTGGGTGTCTCAAACCCGCGGCAACTTCCCGACCGAGCTTGCGGCGTGCGAGCGCGCTCGCGAGATGCTTCCGCACGGCGCGCCGTTTCAGGTTCGCTTCATCGCCCCGGAGATCGACTAGCCATGGTGTGCCTAGCATGTCGCCGCGAAGCGACGGATCAGATCGAGCGCAAGGGGCACGCCTGTGGGCGCACTGATCGCCTCGCTGGAGACATCGTCGCGTTTCTCGTCGAGCGCGACCGTGGGTTTCGCGTACATATTTTTGTCCGGGGCGCGCTATCGCCGGTGTTCACGTCGCAGTGCATGAACCGCGAAGAAGCTGAGCGCTACGCCGCGCGAAAGCGCGAGGAGATCAAACAGGCGGGATGGACCCATCGCGTAGAGATCACCAGTTAGTTCGAACGTCCGTAAGCAACGCGAGCCGCGGCTCGTGCGTGCTTGCCGATAGCTCGAACGCGACACGCAACACCCCAAAGGACAAACCCCCATGACCAACCACACCGGATCGATGTACCGCGTCACGGTGTACTACCGCGTTCAGAGCGGCCTCGGGAAACGCCGCATCAGCAAGCGCGACGATTTCGCCGTGGTCGCAGAGTCATGCTCGGGTGCGATCCGGCGCGCTTGTGATCACGTGCTGCTCACCGAGCGCTTGTACGACCCGGAGATCAGCACGGGCGATTTCGCCCCGACGGCAACCCTCGACTCGCTCGGAATCGCGGTGCTGTCGTGAGCCATGCCGCTCACACGTACAAGCTCGTTGTTCGTTCGGGCCTGCACGACAAGCATCGTGTGTTCGTGCAGCTGCACGACACGCATTACAGCGAGCCGATCCAGGAGTGGATCTATTACCCCGTCTCGCTCGACGAGCGCTCGTTTAACGCCTATGGCCTCGAGAGTGGCGAGCCATGCGAGCCGCGCGGGAACGGACGCTATCGCCTGCCGAATCATCGCTCGGGTAACGGAGACTACCTGCACGTTGAGCTCGTCGATCGCGGCGCGACGCTGCCGACGCACGTTGCTAAGGCAAACGTCGAACCTCCCAAGGTCCGTCGCGGTATCGAGCTTCGTTGGCTGCACGGGCGTTGGGAGAAGCTTCTCAAGTCGAAAGGATGGGTGCCCGCGTGACGGCTACTCAGCATCGCAAGCTCGCGAACCTGCGCAACGCGTTGCTCGCGCTGCGCGTGTTCGAGACGGAGTTTCACGATCTCGCGTACAAGCCCGGTGACGTTCGGGGGGCCATCCCGGACGGCGAAATGCCGCACGATTGGCTCAAGACGCGCGACAAGCTCCGGGCGACCGTGACCAAGTGCGCCGCGCTGTTCTGCGGCGAAACCGCGCCCGTCGCGGCGATGTTCGCCGACACGCCGCTCGCTGCGATCAACCCCTACAACGTCGAGCGCGCTCGGATGGCCGTGGCGCTCACGGGAACCTGGTAGCAACCCCAACAAGGACAACGACCCGATGACGACGAACGAAGCGAAGAACGAAACCCGTGGCGATGCTGGCAAGCACGCCGCGGACGAGAAGCTCGAGGATTGGCTCGACAAGCACAACGCGGCGATGCAGTGGGCGCGCGATCTCCCCAAGGGTAGCCGCTCGCCCGGGCCCCGACGGATCGAAGGCTACGTGGTGCACGGTGGTGCGGCGATCATCGTCGTTCGCTACCCCGACGGCGGCTGGGGGCTGTTCACCGAGCCGAACACCAACGACATCGTCGAGACGCTCGACGACGCCGAACGCCGCTTCGCGCCGAAGAAGCCGTAGTTTCCATCGAGCGCGCGAGCGATCGCGCGTTCGCTAGAACCGACGACGACGACAACCCCAAGCCAGGAACACCCCCATGTCCGTACACATCCCCATCCCCCAGAGCGAAGCCCGCGAAGTGCTCGAGATCTTCGCCGAGGAACGCGGCAACGGCTACGTGCACGCGCGCACCGACGGCGAAACGACGACAGCTCGGGGCATGCGCCC